ACAACCTGATGTCGCTTGACGTGGCAAGCAACGATTACGAGGCGCAGCGGCTGTTTGCCGGCGCACTGGCACGCACAGCGCAAAGCGCTGGGGTGCATATTCACTTGGTGGCGCACCCGCGCAAGCCTTTTCAGGGCAACGCCGATATGGACATCAACGACATTGCAGGCAGCGCCGATATTGGGCGCAAGGCCGACAACGTGCTTTTCATCAAGCGCGCAGTGCAAGAGGGTGGTGCAATTGTGGGCAGTTGCACGCCGATGGTGATTGCGGTGCGAAAGCAGCGATATGGCACTGGCTTTGTTGGGGATATTGGCGGCTGGTTCCACCGGGGCTTGCGGCAGTTTGTGGATGAGCAATACACCGAGCAGCCGCAGCGTTACTTAAGCGACCAAGCGCACGACAGCATTGAGGGGCGAGCATGATTTGGCACAAAGCGGGGCAATGGGCATGGGCCAGCGATTGCGGCAAGTACAGCGTTAGCGCCAGCAAGCTGGACGATATGCGCTATGGCTACACCGCATGGCATACGGGCACCACACCGCCTGTAAGCCTGCTGGTGGCATTGGATGCGCAAGCCGCACGCGATGCCTGCCATAAGCACTGGCGCGGCGCACAGGGGCCGGTAGGCGGTACAGACGAACTGAACTTCGGTGAGCAGGAGGTGCAGCGGTGATCCACATAGGCATTGACGTAGGGGTTACAGGCGCAATTGCGGCGCTGCAAAATGGGGTGTACTTAGACCTGCAAGACCTGCCAATTAACACCAGCGGCAAGGCCAAGTGGGTGCAAGGTGGTGGATTGCTGCAAATATTGCACGATATGCGCGGCAACCCGCAGCTCACTATGGTCACCGTTGAGGCAACCCACGCGATGCCAGGCAACGGCAGTGTGGCGGCGCACAGCCAAGGCATGACGCTAGGCAGCGTGCTTGCTGTGCTGGATATTGCAGGGATGGCTTACGAGCTGGTGCAGCCGGCAGTGTGGAAGCGTGAGCTGGGGCTGAACGGCAAGGGCCAGACCGATACGCAGCGCAAGGTCGCGGCGCTGAACATGGCTCGGCAGCGCTTCCCCGGCGCGCCGCTTGAGCGGCAAAAGGATCATAATCGGGCCGAGGCGATCCTAATCGCGCATTACGCGCAGCGGAGATGGAAAGCATGAGCAAGGCGGTTAAAATACGCACAGTGGCCGGCAGTCCGGAGCGCGAGCAGGTGGCAGAGCTGGTGCTGCAAGGCATGCGCAATGGTCTAAGCGGATTCAAGGCATGCCAAGCCGCTGGAGTGCCGCAGAGTACATTCGCGGGGTGGGTGAATGAGGATGCGCAACTGGCCGAACGGTATGCACACGCGCGCGAGGATCTCATCGAACGAATGGCAAGTGAAGTGCTAGAGCTATCTGACTCGGACGTGCCCGCGCTGGCAGACGGCAGGAAAGACTGGGCCGCTGTGCAAAAGCACAAGCTGCAAGTCGATACCCGCAAGTGGCTGTTGTCCAAGCTGGCGCCCAAGAAGTTTGGCGACAAGATGACGCTGGCCGGCGATGCCGAAAACCCGCTGACCGTGGAGCGCATCGAGCGCGTGATCGTGCAGGCCGATGGCAAGTAAGACGCTGCAGATCAAGACCCCGCAGTGGGCGCTGCCGCTGTTGAAGCCGGCGCGGTACAAAGGCGCGCATGGTGGCCGTGGATCTGGCAAGAGCCAGTTCTTTGCCGAGCTGTGCATCGAGTCGCACGTCATTGACCAAAACCGCAGCACGGTTTGCGTTCGAGAGATCCAGAAATCGCTGGCGCAATCGGTCAAGCGCTTGCTTGAAAGCAAGATTCGAGATCTTGGCGTGGAAAGTTATTTCGAGGTGCAGGAGTACGTCATCAAGTCGCGCCGCGGCTCGGGGCTGATCATTTTCCAAGGCATGCAGAACCACACAGCCGAGAGCATCAAATCGCTGGAAGGCTACGACTGCGCGCTGATTGAGGAAGCTCAGGCGCTGTCACAGCGTAGCCTGGACATGCTGCGCCCAACACTGCGCAAACCCGGCAGTGAGATCTGGGCCAGCTGGAACCCGAGCGCAAACACAGATCCGATTGATTCGCTGCTGCGATGCGCCGAGCCGCCGCCTGACTCAACCGTGGTTGAGGTCAACTGGAAGGACAATCCGTGGTTCCCGCAGGTGCTGCGGGACGAGATGGAATACGACCGCCGGCGCGATCCTGACAAGTACGCGCATGTTTGGATGGGCCAATATCTGCAGAACACCTCGGCCCGAGTGTTCCAGAACTGGCGCGTTGATGAGTTCGACGCACCGCCAGACGCGATGCATCGGCTTGGCGCTGACTGGGGCTTTGCCGTTGACCCGACAGTGCTGGTGCGATGTCACGTTGTCGGGCGCACGGTGTTTGTCGATTACGAGGCTTACCGGGTGGGCTGCGAGATCCTCGACACGCCAGAGCTGTTTATGTCAGTCCCGCAGGCCGAGAAGTGGCCGATGGTGGCCGACAGCAGCCGGCCTGAGACCATTAGCCACATGCAGCGGCATGGATTCCCCAAACTGCTGGCAGCGGTCAAAGGGCCGGGCAGCGTCGATGAGGGGGTGGAGTTTCTAAAGTCCTATGACATCGTGGTGCATCCACGGTGCATCCACCTGATTGACGAGCTGTCGCTGTACAGCTACAAGACCGACGCGCTTACAGGCGCTGTGCTGCCGGTGCTGAAGGATTCCGACAACCATTGCATCGACGCGCTTAGGTACGCGCTGGAATCAGTGCGCCGGGCCGTGGTCAAGAAACCGGCGACGGTTGCCCCATTGCCAACGATCAACCGCTGGTAGCATACTCCGGCGCAAACAGGAACCCCCAAACATGGCACGACCGACCACCGAAGAGCGCCTGACCAAGCTGCACCAGATCGCACTTGCGCAGTTTGATCGCATCCAGTCGGCACAGCGCAATGAGCGCCTGCAGTGCTTGCAGGATCGGCGCTTTTACTCGATTGCCGGTGCACAGTGGGAAGGGCCGCTAGGCCAGCAGTTCGAGAATAAGCCACGGTTCGAGGTAAACAAGATCCACCTTGCCGTGATCAAGATCATCAACGAATACCGCAACAACCGCGTTGCTGTGGTGTTCACGTCCAAAGAGGGCGACGAATACGACGAGCTGGCCGACACCTGCGCGGATTTGTTTCGTGCAGACGAGCAGGACAGCATGGCAGACGAGGCCTACGACAACGCCTTCGAGGAAGCTGTCGGCGGTGGCATTGGTGCCTTTCGGCTGCGCACCTGCTACGAGAACGACGAGGACGATGAGGACGAGCGCCAGCGCATCCGCATCGAGCCGATTTACGACGCTGACAGTTCCGTCTGGTTTGATCTTGATGCAAAGCGCCAGGACAAGGCCGATGCCAAGCACTGTTTTGTGCTGTCGAGCATGAGCCGCGCAGGGTACGAGGACGAATACAACGACGCGCCGACAAGCTGGCCCAAGACGATCCATCAGTCCGAGTTCGACTGGTACACACCGGACGTGGTCTACATTGCCGAGTATTTTGTCGTTGAGGAAGGCCGCGAAACCATCCTCACGTTTACCGACATCTCCGGAGAGGATGAGACCTACAAGCAGTCGGAGCTGGACGCAGACCCCGAGCTGGTGGCGCGTCTGGCCGCTATCGGCACCCGGCAGACCAGCTCCAAGCGCGTCAAGCGCAAGCGAGTGCATAAGTACCTGATGAGCGGTGGCCGCATCCTTGAGGATTGCGGGATCATTGCCGGCCAGAACATCCCGGTGGTGCCGGTCTACGGCAAGCGCTGGTTTGTGGATAACGTCGAGCGGTGCATGGGCCATGTGCGCCTTGCCAAAGATCCGCAGCGACTCAAGAACATGCAGCTCTCCAAGCTGGGCGAGATCAGCGCGATATCCAGCGTCGAGAAGCCGATCCTGACTCCCGAGCAGATTGCCGGGCATCAGGTGATGTGGTCTGAGGACAACCTCAAAAACTACCCCTATTTGCTCATCAACCCGATGACCGATGCTGCCGGTAACACGCAGGCCGCTGGGCCTGTCGCCTACACCAAGTCGCCGCAAGTGCCACCTGCAATGGCCGCACTGCTGGGGCTGACCGAGCAGGACATGGCCGAGATTCTCGGCACCAACAACCAAGCCGAAAAGATGGTTTCGAACATCAGCGGAAAGGCTGTGGAGATGATCCAGACCCGCATCGACGGGCAGGCTTTCATCTACATGAGCAATTTCGGCAAAGCCAAGCGCCGCGGCGGTGAGATCTGGCTCTCAATGGCCTCCGACATCTACGTCGAGGAAGGCCGCAAGATGAAGACCGTCGGCTCGCAAGGGCAGATGAAGTCGGTCGAGATGATGAAGCCGATGCTCAACCCCGAAACCGGTGAGATTGAAACCGAGAACGACATGGCAGATGCTAAGTTTGATGTCAACGTGGACATCGGGCCGTCGAGCGGCAGTAAGCGCCAGGCTACAGTTCGCGCCCTTACCGGCATGATGGCGATCTCGGACGATCCCGAGACCAAGCAGGTGCTGCAGGCGATGGCGATGCTGAACATGGAAGGCGAGGGTATTGCCGAGGTGCGCGAGTTCTTCCGCAAGAAGCTGGTGCGCATGGGCGTGACTAAGCCGACAGAGGAAGAGGCCGCGCAGCTTGCGCAGCAGCTGGGCCAGCAAGACCCGCAGGCTACCTATCTGGAGGCCGCTGCAGAGCAGGCACAGGCCGCTGCAGCCAAGGCCAGAGCCGATGTCGTGGCGACAATCAGCAAGGCAGAGCTGACTCGGGCACAGACCGTGGAGACGCTATCCAAGATCGACGAGCGCCAGCAAACACAGGCGCTTGAGGTCATCGACCGAGTGCTGCCGGCTCGCCAGCAGGTGCCGACTATTGCACCGCCAGAGCCGATGCAGCCGATGCCGATGCCGCCGATGCCAAGTGAGCCGCCGACCCAGTGAAGCTGCTGCAATTTGCACCGCCGAACCCGGACAACATCGCGGCTTCGCTTCGAGCGCTAGCCACCGAGATCGAGCGCGGCGATTTGGGCGAGGTGCAAGCCTGCGCAGTCTCGCTGCTGTCCGATGGCGTGAGCATCTTCGGCTTCGGCCCTCGCTCTGATATTTTTGCCACCGTCGCAGTACTGCAGGCTGGCGCAACCCTTGCGATTAGCTGTCTTTCCGACAGCACGGTAACCGAGCCGCCG